TTGCATGAATTTTGGCTTGAAGAACGAGCCAATGCGTGACGAAAAACAAAAGCAAGGCATTATCCACAATGCTGAAGTGCAAGGTTTGCTTGATGCAGGCGTACACGAAACTACAAAAGAGTTTAACGACTTGCCTATTATACATACAGGTTGTGATACTTATGCAAGTATCTATCCTGAGTTTAAAAAGTTTAATAGACAAGCAACTGTAGATGAAGTTGTAGAACATCTGCTTTCACTTACTCCTAACGGTAAGTGGGTACAAGATAACGGTCAAGATGTACACTTGATCATGACAGGTGGTGAGCCGTTGTTAGCGTGGCAACGACTTTACGTAGAGCTGTTCGAACACCCACGTATGCAGGATTTAAAAAATGTTACATTTGAAACAAACACTACACAACATCTACACGACGATCTCTACGAGTATCTCAACAGGAGTGACAGAATTCAAGTCACTTGGAGTTGTTCCCCAAAACTTAGTGTTAGCGGAGAACCTTGGGAGACTGCTATTAAGCCTAGTGTTGCTCTTGAGTATACTAGGGTTTGTGATAGCGAATTGTATCTCAAGTTTGTTGTCGCTACTGAAAGCGACTTTGCAGAGGTTAAGAGAGCTGTGGACGCTTACAGAAGTGCCGGGGTGGAATGTCCGGTATATCTTATGCCAATGGGTGGACGCAGTGAAGAATACACCCTCAACGTTAAAGACGTTGCTGAAGCGTGTATGGCCGAAGGGTGGAGATTCACCCCAAGACTACACATTTCACTCTTCGGAAATGCGTGGGGCACTTGATGCAAAGTACAAGAACAAGCAACACGAACAGGCGATGAAGGCGCCTATTAACAAACCACTCGACGTACAGTTGAGAGAAAAAGGATTATTATGATGGGATGGTGGAATAAAAAAGTAAGAGATATCACAGGCATTACTGCTAAAGAAGAAGCTCTTGCAACAGAAGAAGCACGTATCAAAGAAGAAGAAATGAAACTTCTTAAAAAGAAAGACCCTAAAGCATACTACACAAAGAAAAAAGAGGCTTGGGTTAATGTTCTTGATATGAAAATTAACAAAGATAATATTCGAAACGGATTCTTTGAGCTCGATTGGAATGAATACTTTATTGAAGAACTAATGAAAAATGGATACGGTTTTGAAAATGATCCAGAAGAAGAAATTGTAGATCGTTGGTTTAAAGAGATTGTATATAACATGTTACAAGATGAAGGCATGGATACTGACCGTGGCGCAGGTTACATTAATGTTGTGCCTATTGACAAAGGAAAAAGCGAAGTAAGCTAATGGACAAAGCTCAGCAACAAAAATTGTTTAAGCAATGGAAACAAAAGCTCAGTAATAGTAAACTTAGCAGTAAAGATGTTATCAAAAGAGCAAAAGAATTTACACGTAAAGGAATGTCAGTTAATGATTGACAACAGCCAGATTCGGTGTTATAATAGTACTATAAATTATACAAAGGCAAAACTATGTTAGAAATTATAGGTATTACAATGTTAGTCTCGTTCGTACAGAGCGGTGACTTATTCTCATTATGTGTATTGGGGTGTTCATAATATGGCAACTTACATACTAGTAGACACTGCTAACACATTCTTTCGTGCAAGGCATGTAGTACGTGGTGACATTGACACTAAGGTCGGTATGGCTTTTCATATTACACTTGCAGGTGTTAAGAAAGCGTGGCGTGACTTTAAAGCAGATCATGTTGTGTTTTGTTTAGAAGGTCGTAGCTGGCGTAAAGACTTTTATGAGCCTTACAAGCGTAACAGGCAAGTTTCACGTGACGCACTTACTCCTGCACAACAAGAAGAAGATACTGTGTTTTGGGAGTGCTTCGATGAGTTTAAGGACTTTGTATCAACTAAGACTAACTGTACTGTTATGCGTCATCCGCAACTAGAAGCTGATGATCTTATTGCTGGTTGGGTACAATCACACCCTAACGACAATCACGTTATTATTAGTACTGACGGTGACTTTGCACAACTTATTGCACCTAACTGTACACAGTACAATGGTATACAAGACGTTACAATTACACATGAAGGTTACTTTGATAAGAATGGCAATCCTGTAATTGACAAGAAGACTAAAGAAGCTAAGCCTGCACCTGTGCCTGAATTTATGTTGTTTGAAAAGTGTATGCGTGGCGACACTAGTGACAACGTGTTTAGTGCTTATCCTGGTGTACGCAAGAAAGGCACTAAGAACAAAGTTGGCCTTATTGAAGCATTTGAAGACAAAGAGTCTAAAGGCTACAACTGGAATAACATGATGCTACAGCGTTGGGTAGATCACGAAGGTGCAGAGCATCGTGTACTAGATGACTATCAACGTAATGTTACACTATGTGACTTAACTGCACAACCTGCAGACATTAGAGAGATAATTAATAATACGATTGCAGAGAATGCTAAGCCTAAAGAAGTATCACAAGTAGGCATGAGACTTATGAAGTTTTGTGCTAAGTGGGATATGCAACGCATTGCGGACCAGGCAGCAACCTTTGCAGAACCCTTACAAGCGAGGTACCCACTATGAGTTTAAAAGCAAAAGAAATCCTTAAGAATAGATTTTGGATTGTAGAAGAAAATGAAGTAAAGGTTGGAACACTAAGTATTTCTGAAGATAAGTTTATGTTAAGTAGTGCAGAAGGTGTTAAGTTTTTTGACAACGAAAGACAACTAAAAAAGAACCTTGGAAATATGTTGTTCGAGGCACAAACAGAAATTAAAATTCCAGAATCAGCAGATAAGATTGTAAGTAACTTTCCTACAAGCTGTACACCTTATAATAGTATGTTTGATGTTAAGCGCAAACTACCATTGTTTACAAAGAGTGTAAAGAGCAAAAGTTTGTACTGTGCAGGATACTATACAATACATTTTGATAAAGGTTGGGTTAAAAGTTTTTGTCCAAAGTTAATTACAATTGAACGTTACGACTTCCGTGGACCGTTTAAAACTGAGCTTGAAATGAAACAGGAACTTAGTCGTGTCAACAGAACCTCTTAATACAATAGCAATACAGCAATTTTTGCAAGCTGTAAAGAATGCCGATAATGGTAGAGCAAAAGAACTGCGTCTTGAGATTCAAACTGCAAAAAATTTAGCATACACTCTTGGTATAGTAATGACAAGGCTTGAAGGCGATCTAGAAAAGTTTGTACAAGAATATGCTCACAAGGCAGAAGAAGAAGTTATTAATGTTACTATGGATGGTGGTGATTTAAGTACGTAGATAACTTAAAAGAGATAAATATATGCGTAGTTAATTAAAGGATTGCGCATATGAGCAGACCAAAGCCAAATGTATTATTAGAATTTACAAACAATAAAACTTATAGAAGCGAGCAAGTACTGCAAGCTGAAGGAATCTGGGCAGTGTTCTTCAAAAAAGAACCATTTAATCTAAAGAGTTCAAACATGCTTACAAACTATCCCGGACCTAAATATAAGAAAGTGTCATTTTCAAATCCAGGACATGCACACAATCTTGCTAAGAAACTAAATGACATGTTTAGATGTAACGATTTTGAAGTTTATAAATTATCTAATGGTACAAAAGTAAACGAATAAGCTGTGGGTTGGAAAGAAACATATACAAAAATCTTTCTAAAAGAATTAGGCAAAAGTTATAACGACTTAGCAGTAAAAGAATTTATGCCGCTTTGGTGGCAAAACAATAGAAGCAAAAACACAGGCGGATTAAGACTTACTGAAGCAGGGTTTGATATCTTAACTGAAATAGATTTAGCAACTTACGACATACCTTATCCTCGAGATATGCCACTTACGACACAAGTTATTATCTTTTTAGATCAATTTATTGATTGTCCGTATTATCTTACTAACCGTAGTATTACAGTAACCAACGAAAAGAAAGCAGTCGAACTAACTCTTTTTGCAGGAGATTTACGCAAGTACGGACTTACAAAAGCAATGACACGTTCACAAAAATGATTAATTATATTGAAGATTGTAAATTACTTATTACTCAGTTTGATGCTTTTAGCTTTCAAACGATTAAGAAAGATATCGAAAATATCAAGACGAAAATTAAAGAACATGAACTAGTAGGTGATGTGTTAGTTAATTTTCAAAGAAGTGTAATAGGTGATATAGAATATCACAATTTACCACTAAGCGAAAATATAATTAAGAAAAAAGTTCTAGAGTTAATAGAACTCCATGAAAAAAAATATAATTACCTAGCACGTATGTATAACTTTACAACTGCTATTCCAGCAAGTATTCCTGATTTTGAATTTGAACGTATCTGGGTAAACTTTCAAAAACCAAACGGGTTTGTTCCTTTGCATCAACATAGCGGGCTTTATAGTTTTGTAATTTGGGTTGACATACCTTACACACTAAAGCAAGATAAAATACTAGAATCAGAAGATCACAGAGTAGGTACATTTGAATTTGTTTACACAGATTTTTTAGGGAAACTTACATCGCAGGTTCTACCTGTAGACAAAACTTGGCAAGGTAGCATTGCAGTATTCCCAGCAGAATTGCATCATCAAGTTTATCCTTATTATGATAGCAACGAGTATCGTATATCTATTTCAGGAAATTTAAAATTATCTTTAAATAGTGGTTGACATTTGCTGTAATTAGTGTATACTATATATATAAGTTAGAAATTAGCACTGATAACATAAGAGGAATACAGCAATGGAAGCAACAGCACTACGTACAGTTACACCGAACGGCGCAAAGAAAAGCATTTTGCGAGCGTTCCGTAAGAAACGTCCTATCTTTTTATGGGGACCTCCAGGTATTGGTAAGTCTGACATTGTAGGACAGATTACCAAAAAATCATTATCCAACTCACATTTGATTGATATTCGTTTATCACTATGGGAACCTACAGACATTAAAGGTATTCCGTACTTTGATAGCAACTCAGGTACAATGGTTTGGGCACCACCTGCAGAACTTCCAACAGAAGAGTTTGCGGCACAATTTGATCATGTCGTACTGTTCTTAGACGAAATGAATTCGGCAGCGCCAGCAGTACAAGCGGCAGCATACCAATTAATTCTTAATCGTCGTGTAGGGCAATACAAGCTACCAGACAACGTTCTTATTGTTGCGGCTGGTAACCGTGAAGCTGACAAAGGTGTTACATATCGTATGCCTGCTCCGTTAGCAAATCGTTTTGTACACTTAGAACTTGCAGTTGACTTTGGTGACTGGTTTGAGTGGGCAGTAGACAACAGACAACACCAAGATGTTGTTGGTTACTTACAGTTTAGTAAGAAAGATTTATACGATTTCGATCCTCGTTCACCGAGTCGTTCTTTTGCAACACCACGTAGTTGGTCGTTTGTTTCAGAATTGCTTGATGATAACGAAGACGAGACAACCACTACCGACTTGGTAAGTGGATCGGTTGGTGAAGGATTGGCTGTCAAATTTATGGCGCACCGTAAAGTTGCGTCGAGCATGCCTAATCCAACTGATATCCTAGCAGGCAAAGTTAAGGAGTTACAGACCAAAGAAATCAGTGCAATGTATTCCCTTACTGTTTCTCTTTGCTATGAGTTAAAAGAAGCATCAGACAAAGGTGATAAAAAGTTTGATGACAAAGTTAACAACTTCCTGCGCTTTTCAATGGATAACTTTGATACTGAATTAGTTGTTATGGGCATTAAGCTCGCACTAACACAGTATTCATTGCCCATTGATCCAGACGAAGTGGAGTGCTTTGATGAATTCCACGATCGTTACGGAAAGTATATTAAGGCTGCACAAGAGGCTTAAGATACAAAACGGACGGGTTCTTTTGAGCTCGTCCGTTCCTTTTGAACAATCAAGGATATCAAAATGAAAAAGATTTCACTTATCGCATTAATTATTGCATCTAGTCTAATGTCAGCGTGTGTTGCTGGTAGTGGCGCAATGCCAATAACAAGATATAACAGCGAACCTAAGACAATTAGTCATACAAAAAATTATGCTTTTGTAATGTCTAAAGACGTTGTTCGAGCAGGAACAAAAAGTCAGCGTTTTGAACTCAGACAAGGCGACTGCGCCGGAGATACTAAATGGAACGATTGTAAACAGGATAGAAGCCGTACTGAAAGGTTTACACAAATTGATGAAATTATGCCTTATGCTAATCAAGTTGTGTGGGTTGGATATAGTATGTTCATACCAAAAGATTTTGT